ATATTATGGCAGTCGTATCTTATGGAGCGTCCACCGAACTGGATGCAGTCAACTCTATATTGATGAGTGTTGGAGAGTCACCTGTTAATACACTAACTGTACAAAGCCCCGAAGTGGCTATTGCTCAGAAAACTCTGCAGCAAGTCTGCCGTGAAGTATTAACAGAAGGATGGGTCTTCAATACGGAAAAGGAATACCCAATTACATTAGACAGTAACAACCACTGTATAGTACCTAACAATGTATTACAAATTGATCTTAATCCTTTTAAGCATCTTGATGATTTTCATGTTGTTAAGAGAAGTGACAATGGTGTGGTGAAATTATATGATAATTATGAACATAGGTTTAATTTTGAGAATACAAGTGAAGGTAAATTATATGTAGACATTATCTGGATGCAAGACTTTGAAGATATACCACAGGTATTCAAAGATTACATAACCTTGAGAGCATCTAGGATCGCTTCTAACCGCATGATAAACGACCAAAGGGCAGCTGAATTAATTTCTGCTGATGAGCAGATGGCAAGAGCTAATGCCATGGAGTATGATGCTAACCAAGCTGACTACAATATCTTTAATGATCAGCAAGGTAAAACAAATCCTGGCGGTGTTTATCGACCATATCAAGTTCTACAAAGAAGATAATGCCAGCTATTAATCAACGGATTCCAAACTTTTTAGGAGGTGTATCTCAACAGCCCGATACAATTAAATTTCCAGGGCAGCTTAGGGTGTGTGATAATGCAGTACCTGATGTAACCTTTGGCTTAATGAAACGTCCTCCAGGAGAATTTGTGAAGACGTTGACTAATGCTAATAACACTGGTTACTGGTATGAAATTATTAGAGATGGAGATGAAAAATATTTAGTACAAATTACGCCTGGAAATACAGGTTCATTACCTATTAGAGTATGGGATTTAGCAGATGGTACTGAAAAATCTCTAACAAATAGTTCAGGCGATTCTCTATTTAGTTATTTAGCTGGAGCCACACAACCTTATGCTTTACAAACAATACAAGACTATACGATTATTGCTAATCCGCAAAAGACGGTTGATACAACTGGGGTCACTGACTCTCCTCTCAACAGTGGGGACTACGCTTTTGCTAGGTTAGATACTATTGCTTATAACACTGAATATATTTTATATACAGGATCTACTGCACCTACACCTAAAAAATATTTTCGTGCTACTGCACTAGAAGTTTCAAAAACTACTAATGTTAGTACTGGGTTTGGGCATAGTTGGGATGATACAGGTGGTGAAAACACATACTCTGGTTTAACTCAGTTTTCGTTCAGTGGTGGTAACAGTATTACTGTACCTAGTACAACAAGGAGTGGTGCTAATGCTGTTGAGATTGAAGGTTTAGAAGGTCATATTGTAGTAAACGGTGCTTCTTATATTGACTCTAATGTTGCTAATTACGATGGTACTGGAACTGAATCAAGTGATTTTTTAGGTTATACTCAGAATTATAACACTAGATACGCAGCCCAGATTACTTTAAAAAGTGGTGGTTTAATTAAAACTGAAAGTAAATCCGAAGCTTTAGCTCATTACATATTCTGTTTTGTAGCTGGTATTTCATATCGAGTTGACATCAAAGCAGTTGAAGAAGTTGAAACTTATGAAGATGTTTCTGGTATAGCTTTTTATCGCAGTCCTAAGAATCCTGATCAAGGAAAATTAGGTATGGGTACAATTATAAAAGCTCTTCATGATTCAATTAATGCTAATGTAACTAATGTAACAGCTGAAATAATTGGTAGTGGTATGTATCTCTATGGTTCTGCTGCACCTACAGTAAACTTCTTAGGAGGTGCTGTAAATGAAAACATGAATATCATAGGTAATACTGCTCAAGATGTCAGTAGATTACCAAGTCAATGTAAACAAGGGTATGTAGCACAAATAGCTAACGCTGATAATGTGGACGCTGATAACTATTATGTAAAATTCTATGCAGATAATGGTACACAGGGTAGTGGTAAATGGGAAGAGTGTGTAAGACCAAACAACTTTTCGTCAGGTAGTGACCCTATGGTTAAAGGGTGGGATGAAGCAAATATGCCACACGCTCTTATCAACAACCGTAACGGTACATTTACATTTAAAAAATTAGATGAAGCTAGTAAAGGTACTACTGATAATTACTGGAAATATAGAGAAGTAGGTGATGATGAGACTAATCCGTTTCCAAGTTTTAATAATGCAAATATTCAGAAAATATTTTTTCATCGAAATCGTTTAGGACTTATTGCAGGTGAACAAGTGGTTATGAGTCGTCCTGGAGATTACTTTAATTTCTTTGTTGTCTCTGCTATTACTACAAGTGATGATAATCCTGTTGATATTACAGTATCAGACATCAAACCTGCGTTTGTTAATCATGTGTTACCTATTAATAAAGGTGTCATGATGTTCAGTGATAACGGACAGTTTTTACTGTTTACTGAGTCAGACATATTTAGTCCTAAAACTGCACGATTAAAGAAAATATCTAGTTATGAAACTGATGCATCATTGAACCCCATTGATATGGGAGTATCAGTTATGTTTACTTCTAATGTCTCAGCATACACTAGAGCATTTGAAGCAACTATATTGGATGATGATGTACCACCAAAAATATTGGAACAGACTAGAGTTGTACCAGAGTTTATACCAAAAGATATATCTATTTCGACAGGTTCCAGTTCATTAGGAATTGTAAGTTTTGGTAAGAAAAATTCTTCTGAAATTTATCATTATAAATATTACGATGCTGGTGACAGAAGGGATCAATCTGCATGGTACACTTGGACTGTACAAGGTCAAGTACAGCATATGGTATATACGGGTGGTAGTTACTGGACTGTTACTTTACAGGGTAGTAATTATGTACTATCAAGACATGAATATGTTACAGACGCTACAAGCACTAGGACTTATGTTCTTGGTGGAGCAGCTGCTGATGTAGGTTCTCCGTTAAAAACAGCTAGATGGTTTGAAGGTTGTCTAGATAACATGACTATACCAACTGCTATAACTTATACAGCTCAAGGAGGTTCAGTAACAGGACCAGATTTCACTGATTTAACTATACCTTATACTCCAACTTCAGCTGATAATTTCTATGCTGTAGCTCTTTCTGGAACAGATACAGCTGGAAATGATGTTGCTGGTACGGTAATTAAAGCTACTTCTGTAGGTACTAATAAAGCCACGTTTGAAGGAGTCGATATGACTGGATGGACAGTAGCTGTAGGATATCAATATACATCTACAATTACACTTCCTAACTACTATTTAGCCTTTGAACAAGGTAAATATGACATAGATGCTGACCTTAGAATTACTGGGATTAATTTTGAGTTAGGTATAGGTGGGCCAATGGAGTTCCATTTAGAATCTACCTATGCAGATATGGCTGATTATATACAATATGAATCAGGTTTGAAGCTAGATGACAGTGATTTTGGTAAACCACCTTCTCGTATGACAAAAGGTATTAGAGTACCTATACAGAAAAAGAATGAAAAATATAACTTAACTATAAAAATACCCGATCCTTTTTCTACCGCTTTAATCTCAGGTTCCTGGGATGGAAGATATAACCAAAGAAGACATGTACGAAGGTAAATACATTAAGCCTTGCACTCCTGAGTTAGCTCTGAGTGTAGGGCTTAATCTACGTTGGGAAGACCAACGTGAAACAGAACAAACAAGTGGGCTATCTGCTGCAGCTAGTGTAGTAGAATCTTACTTCAATTCCGCATATGGTCAGTGTGTTTATTTTGAGGTTCCCAACGGCAAGGCTGCTGGAGTGGCGGGAGTAACTCCTCAAAATGCTATATGGATGCTATGTACTGATGCAAGTAGTGAGTATCCTCATACATTTTGTAGGGAAGCACGACGCTGGGTAGAGTCTCTACCTAATCCTTATCTATGTAATTATGCAGACATGCGGAATGAGTCACATATAAAACTATTAAAACATTTAGGTTTTAAATTTCTTCGATATTTTGTCTATAATAAAGTCCCTCTTATAGAGTTCATAAAACTATGTGCAACCCCATAGCGATTGGTATTGCAATGGGTGGTGCTCAGGCTGTTACTGGAATTGCAGAACAGAATAGGCAACACCGTGCTCAGGTTGATGCCGTAAACCGTCAAAACAGGATGGCACGGCAGAAGTATATCAATGATATACAAATCTCAGCGCATAACGATCAACAAAAATTAAACGTATATGAAGCACAGCTAGAAGCTGATGCGGCTTCACAAGCTCAATACTACGCTCAACGAGAAATAAATCAAGTTGAAGCTGATAGAGCTAGTGCAGCAAATCAGCAAGAATTAGCTGAAAAAATTAGAAAGGCACAGTTTGAAAGTCAAGCTAACTTAGCTAAATCAATACAAGCTCAAGGGACTGTATTAGCAAGTGGTATGGCTCCTGGACAATCCATGTTGTTAGAGTTACAACAAGCTGAAAGAGAGTTAGGATTTGAACAGGCACAACTTGATGCTACAGTATTTGATGCTACCAGAAACTTTGGTATTCAACAGTTTGGAATTGAAATGGATCAATTCTCTGCTGATACACAAGCTAATAATAGTATTACAAATACAGCAATCATGGCTCCTACTGCTAGCTTTATGACTATTCGACCAGAGAAAATTAAAGCACCTAAGAAACCATCCATACTCGGACCTATACTAAGTGGTATCACCACTGGCCTATCAGCAACTTCAATGCTAGGCGGTAAAGATTACTTCAAGAACGCTATGGGTGGAGGAGGACCAACCAAAGGTGGTTGGGGATGGAACCAAACTTTATAATTAAAAACAATGCCCTATCAAGGTAGTACACAAAGCGTTGGTTTTAGAAACCGAGCTGTCTCAGATTCTAAGGTATCAAAAGCAGAGAGCAAAGCTCAAGCTTTAGAGAAGCGTCGGATTCAACAAGTCAATGAAATGGAAAAAGTCTCAGTTGCACAACTAACTGAGATGACTCGTCAAGATAAACAGCTTACTGCTAATGACGAGTATGAAATTAAAAACCTAGCTAAGTTTAGTAAATCTTTAAATGAAGCTTTAGAAGCCACAGCTAAAACTGTTGGTAAAGCTTATATAGATACTAAAAGGCAAGAAGGTATAAACCGTGCTCGTGCTTGTCATCGTGGTGATGAGAGTGCTTGTGCGGCAGTCAAGTTAAGCAAAGATCAAGTCAATGAGATTGAAGCTAAGATTGACGAGATGCGTGAGAAAACCACAAGTACAGCAGATAAGATTGAACTTGAAGCTGAATTAAAAAAAGTTAAACTTAGTTTAGAAGAAAAAGCTACGGCTTTAAACATCCGTAAACTAGGTTCTAACGTGGCTTATGGTTATCGTCAAGGTTTATTAGTTGAACGAGCTAAAGGATATAACGCATGGCTTAATGGTCAGCTAACACCTGAATATGCTGAGGACGGTAAAACTCGTATTGATAGAGAAGTCACTGTTACAAATGACTTAGATGAAGAAGTTAAAGTACGTGTTGGTGATTTTGATAAACATTCATATAAAATTCAAGAGCAAATAGTTGGTAAATTAGAAACAGAATTTATTGAACTAAGTGACGGTGGCTTTAATAGGAATGTCGTTGACACGTATTTAACACAAACGGTTGTTAAAGATACTGATAAGTTTTTAAAAGATACTCAAAATAAAGCTCAGATAGATCAAGCTCAAACAGAAAAAGATGCTATTAATAATTCAATTAAGGTTGCTTTTGAAAGTATAGATAGCAACCCAGACGGAGCTAAACTTGCTATTCAAAAAGCACTTAATAATTTAACAAGTATCGAAAGACGATTAGGTACTGATGGTAGTCCGAGGGTAGCAGCTAAGAAAGCGTTGATTGCAATGCTTACTGAGAACGCTTCTTTCTTATCTGGTAAAGGTCAACAAGCAAATGTTGATGATGTAGAAGATGTTTTAGATTTACTTGAAGATACAGAGTTTGAAATCCCTGGACATGGTAAAGTTAATCTTACTAAATTTTGGGCGGGTGATCTAGATATCAAAGAGTTACGTGGTAACATCTTAGATGCTCAGTTTGCACGTATTACTAAAGAAGATAGAGCACTTAATAAGAACACAGTAATAGCCATAGCTGAAGCACAGGATGAATACACTAAAACTGGAGATAAAGAAGTTTACTTAAACAAAATAAAAGCTCTTCAAGATACTGATCTTGCTACAGGAAGTCAATTTAATGCTAAATTTAAAGCGGCTTTATCTTGGGAACTTAATTTAACCACAGAAGAGAAAGCATTAAAAGATGCAGCACAGTTAAATATCAAATACAAGGGCCAAATACCATTAAAATACACTACAAAGTGGCCTCAAAATGTTGTAGAGAAGTATAAAGATATGATCGTTGCTCCTGGCGACGGTATTGCTGATACAGAATTAGCGGCAAACGCTCTTGCAACTGCTGAATCTAATATAAATGATGCAGTTTTATTAGCAGCTAAAAATCTCAGTACAACAGATAGAGCATCACCTAATATTAAACACGGTATTGAACTGATTAAAGCTCAGATACCAGCTCTAGTAAAACAAGCAAGACTTGCTGGTGATACCAGATCCAATGCTGAACTTATTAAAGAGATTGGTACACAAATTGTTGTAGATATTGAAGCTGATGCAAGAGGTGACGGTCCAAAGATATATAGATTAAATGAAAATGGTACATGGGAAAATAAAAACTGGAATATGCAAGTTCCCATGACAGTTGCTAGTAAAGCAAGAATACAGGACGATCTACGTCTTGATATTACTAACAAAATATCTGCTTATGATGGGGATATTTTTCAAGATAAAGAACAACTTTTAGTTCCTGCTGATTCTCATTTATTAACTGACGTTAGTTACTCAGCACCTAATGAAGCTAATGGAGTTAATCAATTTTGGGTAAAAGTAGCAGCAGAAGATCCATTGGAAAGGACATCTTATGAATTATTTAATTTAGAACGTGCTAAACATGGACTTGAACCTATCGAATGGGATCAAAATACAAAAAATATCATAGATAATTATAATAGCCAAAACAAAGAAATCAAGCAGCTTTTAAGATCAGGTATAACTACTTTACAAGAAAGAGGTATTGATTTAGCTGGAGGTATCTCTAGCCACCATATGCACTCTGCTTTGATTGGTGTAGATGGTGCTGGTTTTATTTCTGAAACAGAACTACCTACTTTATTATCTGAAATTGGTTTAAAAGATATGACTTATCAAGAGTATTTAAACAGCCCTCAGATAATGGAAAAGGTTCAAAGATATAAAGTTAATCAATTAATACCATTAGCATTAAGCCAAACCAATAATAAAATGATAGCTATACGAATGATAGGTGCAGCTAGAAATGTACCTTTAGATCAAGCTGTAGCAGCTATGCAAAACTGGAATGGTAATAAAGCTGGTGATGAATTGGATCTAAGTACAGCTGCGACTTTAAATGGTTATCTTAGTGGTAATACTGATAACATTAAATATGTTACAACTGAAACTTCATATACAGAAGCTTCACTTATAGACGAAGCTTCAGGTGAGATTAATTATAGTACACTTGATCGTCAACCTATTCCTAGTAACAGAAATGATGCTAAATTACAACTAGAACAGCTTACAGCTAACCCACCTCAAATGTATAAAGAGTCATCATTCTTACATGTAAAAGAGTACACTCCTGAATATGTTGCATATGAGCAACGAGTATCAAAACTCAAGAGTGTAGAAAGAGTGTGGAAAGCATTAGATTTAACTACCAGTAATACCAAATGGACATCCGTTACAGCTCAAGCTGCTATCAAGAATGTTATAGGTAAAGAACGGTGGAATGAATTAGTCAAGCAAGCTGGTGGTATGCCTAATGTATGGCAAGGTAAAAACAGTAAGAAAGTTGTACAATTCCATAATAAGATAGAAGCACTTATAAGGTCACAACCAGAGTTTAGAGGAGGTGTAGAGTAATGGAAAACACTGATATAACAGCACCTGTGTACGATCAAAATACTGAAGAGTATGATAATTTTGTACCAGAAGCTGCTCAAACGGAAAGAAATAGAGAAGCAGAAGAAGAAGCGGCTCTTCTAGGAGGAGAGCAAGATCAAGGTTTCCTTCCAAATAATCCTCTACAACTTCT